CCATGTTAGCAGAATACTATACGTCTTGCCACGAGACTGTATCTTTGTATAGTTTTCATTCACATAACTCGACTTAAGTGGTTCTGGTTTGATTACATCAAAGAACTCATATTCAGTTGCTTTGAAATCTTCTCTCCAGTTAGAGTAATCGTAAGATTCTTTCTTAGTCTTATTTCCCCAATTCTTTGCACCAACCTTACGGCACTTAACTAAAGCACCAGAAGCATAAGCAGAAGGCCAAACCTTATAACGAGATTTTACCTTTGAGTAGCAAGCATCTTTTTCTTCTGTCATCTTATTTTGAGATGCTTGCTGTTTGATGCGAGCATCTTTTGCACTTTTGGTTGCTGCTTGTCTCTTCAAATCAGTTGCCAAGTCTGTTGCAAGTTTCTCATATGCTGCTTGTGGTTTTGGCATACCAGTCATTAATGGATTGCTACTTTCTGTAGCAACCATCTTTGCCTTCCCTTCTCTGTCAGGATTTGGGTCCTGACGATTCTTACGTTCAAATGCTTTTTGCTCCTCATCATCGGAGAGTGCTGCCTTCATTTTACTGGAACCACACTTTGGTTTTGTGGTTTGTCCTGGTTGCTTGGCACAGGGTTTTCCCGCATATTTACCACCCAGTTGAACCCAACCAGGGGTGCCATCAGAAGCACGACTCTTAGTAAACCAGTCACGCAAAGAACTATCACCACTTTTCGATTCATTCACTTTCTCCATTTTTTTGAGTTTTGAATAGTAATTTGGCAACTCTTCTAAATGTTGAAGAGCAATCATTCTTGCCATTTTCTTATCCCCAGTATGCTCCAGTTCTACTTTAATTCCTAATTTTAATTCTGGTTCTAAAGTATCAAGAGAAATTTTATGCTTCTTCGCAATCTCCTCTGGGGACATATACTTTTTGATAGGTCCCTTTGGGTCAGTTGCTTCTAGAAGAAATTGTGAAAAAGTTTTCATTCTAAGAATAAGTTCTCTACTTATTATTTAGAATCTTCTGCCGATTGAAGATTTTGCTTAAGAAGTTTTTGAAGTTCTGCTGTAGAACCAACAAACATAGTATTATTTGTGACGCTTTTTGGACCTTTCACTTCTTCTTCTTTTAACTTCTTCATTTTTTGCTGAAGGTCTAAAAGTTTATCAGTAGTATCGGCAACATTTTTAATTAATTGACCAGCAACTTCATATGCTCTTGGACTATCACTTTGTTGTGCTAATTCCATTATACCGTCAATGGCTTCTTGTCCCTTTTCAATTAATGAATATAAATTTCCTCTAGTATACTCATAATCTTTTTCTGGGTCTTCTTGTGATTTTTCTATTTCTATAGTTTTTTCTTTTTTTATTATTTCTGAGCTTACTACTTCTGCGGAAGAGTCTAAAGATTGGGTTATTTTATCAAAAGAGTTTTTCATAAGGAAACATCAGTTGTTTTTGTTGTACTATAAACTTTACCATCACCAAAATCAAAATAATCTTCATTAAATCCAAAATCATCACCATATTCAATTAATTCATCGTCTTGTGCATTAACTGCATTAATAACATCACCCTCATAGTGCTCTGCTGGTTGTGTTCCTTCTTGCGCTCTTCTTACTGTAATCTTATTACCATCTATATTTTTAATATACATAAGTTCCTCATCAATCATAATATAAGTATCCTGAACTAAAGCTGAGGAATCTGAAACATCAAATGCTATTATGGATTCATTGATATTATCTGCTAAAGTTGTTGCAGAGTCATCGTCGTAATCCTTTAGTGCTCTTGGAGTAGCAACATATCTCAATTGTCTACTTGTATTTCTTACATTAGTTGATGTATGGTAATCAATTTGGACTTTCTTAATTAATCCGTCTGTGGAGTTGGCGATTGGTCCAAATAGATATGTTTTTGCCGTAAAATTTAATGTGTATACTAAACTTCTTCTTTCTTCAAATGAACCTTCATAATTATCATTCATTTGAATATTTTCCAAAATCATTGGAATATCTCTTTTTTCGCCAATTGATGATGCCAAATCTACAGTCAGCGTGAAATGAGGTTGAAAAAATGGCAAAATTTGCTCTATAATCTGGAGCATGTCATCATTATACTTTGCTATAATATTAAGTTGTATACCAATATTATAAGGAACTGGCATGTATACCTTTATCTGCTCTCCACCTTCCTTTTTGACTGCTTTAAACTGTTGCATTGTAGAAACTTTTCTACCTGCATCATATTGTATTGATGTCAATTCAAATGACATTCTTGGAAGAGTTAATGCAACTCTTTTCTTCAAATCTGGTTTTTGTTCAAGTCTAGCAAGGAACTTTTGAATTGGTCCATATGCAATAGGGACTTTAATCATACTAGCATCGGACCCATCCTCTTCCTGATGCTTAATGTATACTTGATTAAATAATGTTCCAAATGAAATAATGGTCTTTCTTATTATTTCATGATAACTATAAGTCCCAAGCATTTTTTTATATTATATACTATTAATTAATTATTTAGTATGTACCAAATGGATTTTTCTGCGAAAAATCTAATATTTCATTTGCTTCGTTTTGAATTGGAATATTTTCCGCATAATCATCATATTGGTCATAAGTATCTACCGAAAATACTTTATAATTTGCTGAAGAACCATTTGCGGTAGTGCCCATTCCAACTATATTTTCTCCAAGAGCAAAATCTCCATCTATGATAGAAAGTTTAAGGGTCTTTGTAGTTGCATCCCAATCTTTAACCCTAGCGGTTGTTCCTGTTTTACTTCCAGTGACAACTTCATTGAATTTGTAATCTCCCGTTCCAAATCCAACTATAGGAGGTTCTATAGTAATAGTCGGCGCTTGAGTATATCCTGCCCCTGCATTTGTAAATCTTATAGCGGAAACTTGACCAGCAGAATTTAAGAATGCCTGAGCAGATGCATTTTGACCACTCGGTGAAGTTGATATAGAAACATTGGGAACAGTGGAATATCCAACTCCACCAGAAACTATTGATACTGGACCAACAGTTCCTTGTGCAATAACTGCTGTTGCTATTCCTCCCGCACCGCTATTTGATTTAATATTAATTGTTGGTGGTTCTGTGTATCCTATTCCAGGATTTACTACTAATATTTTATCAATAGATTGTCCACTATAACCAGTTCTGCTAGTCATTATAGCAACAGCAGAAGCCTTTATGCCACCAGTTGGTGGTGGAGAGAACTCTATTGTCGGAGTGGAAAGATACCCATAACCATCATTTATTAAATCTATAGAACCCACAGAATAGTAAGAAGGTGGGATATATTGAACTTGTGCAGAAGATAGGTTTAAAGATGCTGTAGATTGTGTCGCTCCAGACCCAACCATTATTAATGTTTGAATATAACCAAAATCCTGAACGCTTTTATCTACAGCATCAATGCCAGTATCAATAACATCATCCTCATACTCATAGAGTTCACATCTTAGTTCATAAACATAAAGATTATTTAATTGATAGAAAGGTCGTTTCCCTTCCACATACTTAACTTCAAATAGAGAATTATCTACTGGCAAGTAAATTAAATCACCTTCTTGTGGTCTGGTTGCTACTTTGATATTATTATCTTCAACTAAAAATGGAGAAACAAAATCTTCATATCTTTCCTTTGATATAATAAAGGTGATTTCATCTGTACTTCTCACTCCAAATTTAGATAGAATATCGCCCTGTCCCCCAAATCCTTCAAAATTATTAATATATGCTTCCAATCTAAAACTATCATCAAACTTAGATACAATAGCTTCAGTGATTATTGTTTTTTCACTAATAAACTTTCTTGGCATATAAACAACATCTTGTCCATATATTTTCAGCTGTTCATTAATTAAATCTTGGACAAGTCTTTGTTCTGATGCAGAACCTTGTAAAAAGTAAGGATTTAAAGGTGCCATATTATCCTATCATATCCATAGGTGGTAATTCGTATTCATTATGAAGTTGTTCTTCCAATTTCTCTAACTCTGCAACAGCGTCATCATATAATTGCCTTCCATTTAATGTAATTCCACCTGGAAGTTGTACTCCATTAAATTTTATCATATTCTGACCCCATTGTTTTTTTATCATTGAGGTTAAGTATTTTTTTAACCACCAATCATTATATATTTTATTGAAATCAGTTGGATCCAATGCTCTAAAACAATCTATAACTAAGAAAGTATCTTCAGATTGTGCTGCCCAATCAAAATCCAAGTATAATCTTCCCTGTTTTTTGTTAAACCTTACTTGCTTTTCTGGAGTTAATAGGAAATCAATATCTTCAAGATATCTTTTTACCATAGAGTATTGCAGTAATTCTATAGAATTAAACTGATACAAATCATTTAAGAATAATTGATACTTAATACTAAACATGCTTCCAGATATAGTGCTACTACTAAATCTGAAGATATTATTCACACCAATTACGTGATCTGGAACTTTTATATAATTTGAATTTTCATAAAAATTAAAACTTGTGGAAACTCCGCTTATAGTAGACGATCCAGTTGTTGTGACTATTCCAACTCCAGGAGTACCGCTTACTTTAGCAGAACCTCTATCGATGTCCTCTTTAGTTATTTTATATTTTAGAAACATTCTCTCAACACCATCATAGTGCCTTTCTTGAAAATATTGAATTGCATCATCAACTAAATCGCTGATTTGATCATCATCTACGTTAATTTCCAAGACAGGATAACCGAGCCTTCTTAAACAATAATCAATTAAACCTTGTCGGCTTGATGGGATTGACATTATTATGCTTTGTATCTTTATGATTATTTATTTAATATTCTCCTCCGTCCAATTCATCAACCGCTTCCCACAATTGGGTAGTGCTTTCGTAGACTAATATATCACCATCTTGTGCCGATGATATATCCAAACCACCCAATTGTGTTATATTAGTTATTGTACCACCTGCTGATACATTTGAAATAACTTTAACTACACTTTGTGGTCCTAAAGAACCAACTAAAAAGTCATCAGATACAGAAGCTTTTATTAAATCTGGATAGTCTAGTTTTACTTGAATTTCGTCCAATTTTTTCAGCTCCTTTGTGTAAATAAGGTATTTCTTCTTGGATATACTTGTCCTGTATTTTTTCTCGAATTGTGTGTAAACTTTGGTTGAGAAACTCCGCTATCTGGACGTTCTTTTTTATAATATAAGTATTTATTTTCAGAACCTTTCAGGGACGTTGTATCAGTATATCCACCCCCAGAATCAAATAACTGACCATTTTTACTATTTTTACTTAAATATTCTTTTATTTCTAACTGAGTCATTCTTGGATATTGCTCTAACATACACGCTAAAACACCACATACCTGAGGTGATGCCATACTGGTGCCATCATATTTCCCAAGAACATACGATGCATTTCTGGAATCAGAGACTGTTGTTATTGTTCCTCCAGTAACTGTGCCATCATGTAAAGCGGATATTATATTATCTCCTGGTGAATATAAATTCACTCTTGGACCAGACTGACTAAATGATGCTTTTGAATCATTTACTAAAGCACTCGCAGCACCAACACATATTGAGTCTCCTCCTGTGACGTTCCAAGAACCTCTATGGTAGTTTCTAGTTGTTCCACTCCAGGTGATAGTATTATCATAGTCAGTTCCTCCGGGAGAATCAATTAGCATATTTGCATTTCCTGCTGCACCAACAAAAAGAACTCCTTCTGCAATTGCATCAATAACATCAGCAACGAGTGCATCAGTCCAAGCTTCAACATAAACATAAATGGTGGTATAGTCAACTAACCCCCAAGTATCTAAATTGCCATTTGTTGTAAATCCACTTGTATAATTATCTCCTCTCCAATTTACATTAGTAATTGTAGTTCTCGTTATTTGATAATATGAAGCCCAACTATTATTACATATTGTTGGATTTTTTATACCAGTTACTGGATTTACTGGCTTATTTCTATGAAATGCTCGAACATAATCAAAAGGATATTGGTCTGCGAGAGTATTTGGATTATTTGAATAAGGACTAATATTGTAAATATTAGCATCTCTTGCCCATCCTTGGGTATTTCCCGCTACAGTTCCTGCGACGTGCATACCGTGATTGTCGTTTGCATTTAAAAGAGAGGAACCAGTAGGATAAACATAGGTTCCATTTGCACCACCAGTAACCTCGCTTGTGTGCTGATACCAGTTATATTGTATAACTCTAGATCCACCAGTTCCATCTGGATTTACTGCAAATTCTGGATGATCTGGATTTAAATGCCCATCCACAATAACTACATCAACATTCTTTCCAGAACTAGTGACAGTAATTGTTCCAGTCTGAGTTGTTGTTCCATTTGAACCCCAATTACTTCTTTGTTCCCCTTCCACGCATCTAAGGAGACCCCAATTTCTATTTGTATTTGCAGATATAGAACTTTTGCTCCATCCCGTTGAAGTTTGTGTATATCTTGGCTTTACTATAATTGAATCTAATTCACTTTTAGGCACTACATTAATTACTCTTGGGTCATTTTTCACAAGAGTTGCTTCTTCTTCTGTTAGTAAATAATTTGTATTTCTACTTATTGGTCTTCTGACGGAAATATCGACACATCTATCTGGTATGTATAAATTTCCTCCAGGAGTTTCCATATCATCATAAAATTCATCAAGCTCCTCGTGGCTTCTTAAAGTTATTACATATTCAGTTAGATTGGTTTCCATTTTAGATTTCTAACTTTAGAACTGTTAATGATAAAGAAATATCAGTAGAAACACCACTATTATTAACTACTTTTAAATACATTTGTTCTGAAACCGGACTATCATCATTAAATCCTATCACTCCAGGCGTAAATTTTTGAGAAGTATATGATGTGCTTATAAACTCCGAAATAACTCCAGAACCTGGAAGTGGATCTGTATCTTGATCTCTTGTCGAATCATTAGTTCTACTTGTAGAATCTGTGTATATAGTGACCCAAGATCCTGCTGATGTCTCTATTTTTTGAAGGAGATACGATTTATGTCCAGTTATTTCTAGGTTAGTAGTTGCACCTATACCCAAAACACCAGTGCTTGCTGTTAAAACACTTCTTGAAGAAAGTCCAACTGCACCAGAGAATCCCTGAATTCCTTGAATACCTTGGAAAGAAGCAGTGCCAGACTGTCCTTGAATTCCTTGAGTTCCTTGAGTTCCTTGTGCTCCTTGAATGCCTTGAATACCTTGAAATGATACCGTACCGTCATTGCCTTGAATTCCTTGTGCCCCCTGAAATCCCAAATTGCCCTGCAATCCCTGAATACCTTGAGTTCCTGCACCAGTGTTACCTTGAATGCCTTGGTTTCCTTGTATTCCTTGTGTTCCTTGAATTCCTTGAGTACCTGCTCCAGTATTACCTTGAATTCCTTGGTTTCCTTGTATTCCTTGCGTTCCTTGAATCCCTTGAGTTCCCAAAGTTCCTGCATTTCCTTGGATACCTTGCAATCCCTGAAATACTGCTTCTCCAGAAGTTCCCTGTATCCCCTGAAAACCAGTAATTCCTTGAATTCCCTGGGAACCACCTATACTATATGAAGAGCTATACGATACAGTAGAAACTCCACTTACTGTCACGCCAGGAGTGACAAGAGCACTTCCCTCAATTACCCTACTAGTTTTTGAACCATCGAATAAAACTAAATCATATGAATATCTTCCTGGTCTGATGGAAGAAGTTATTGAAGAACCTAATGAAATTTTAACTTTTCCATTTACTCTATCTGGGAATGAAACTTCAAATGGAGCAGTAATAGTCAAAGATGCTGGATGCTTTTTTAAAGCAGCTGCTCCAGTATAAACGGTTAAATTCAATGGAGTATCATTTACATTTTCAATAGAAAAAGTTTGCTCAAAATCTGATCCTATTGGTATTGTAATATTACTTACATATACTGCCATTTCTGATAGACCTTAATATGAAGTATTTATAGTTTGTTTTTTATCAGTTCTGAAAGTAAAGATTTTATTTCTTTAATTTCATTTTTCAATGATTCAATTTCATTTTTTTCATTCAAAATATTATTTTTTACCTTCAAATATTCATCATATTCACTTTCATTACAATTCAAAATTGCATTGGTCTTTTCATCTCTATAAAGACCTCTATGTCCTTCTACTGGTATCATATTGTTGCTATTGCTCTGAGGTCTCTAATTTGTGGAACTTTGGATTGATCAGTTCCGGTCATAATAATTTTAATTTGATAACCATTAAATACTGGAAGATTTCTAGCAGTATACTCATAGGTGTTAAAATCAACTTCCCTATTAGAAGATTCAACAAACTTATCTGGAAGTCCGCTGTTTCTTGATGGATTTATAACATTCCCTAAAGAATCCAAATTGTTATAACCTGGGAATAATTCAAACAACTGATTTTCATCTGGGGTATCATTTCTAAGCAATCTATACATAACTATAATTTCATTTGTTTGGTGTCTATAAGCATCGAATATGACTTTTATGCTATCCGCACTTCTTTCAAGTTTAACAATTTTTGAAACATAAATTGCAGAGTTTGGATCTCCAATCAATTTATTGACAGATGAATCTGAAATAAAATCTAGTACAGGTTTATCTATCTTATTCATTGAAGTAATAATACTAACTCTATCCAAATCTATTACAGGAGAAACTCTAGGATCGGAAGTTGATAATACTAGTTCCAATGTTAATGATTTTTTCCCTGGAAGATTTGTTAATTTGTCATCTTCATTTAGTTTTGATGCCATCAATCTTACATCTGGTAAAATATTATTAGATGTCAATGAAATATTTTCGAATCCTTTATCAACAAAGGAAACTTCTGTTCCGTCAACGCTAGTTCCAGAAACTGTTCTGAGTCTAGAATTAATTGAAGTTGAATTGGGAATTAAAGTTTGAACTAATGGTCTAATTACACTAAAAGCAATGTTTTTAGATGCTTTTGGACCTTTTGATAGAGAATTATTAGATACTGAACTATAAGAACCACCACTCTTAGATTCTCTGAAGTATAATTCTGGGAAAGAATTTGAATTTCCAGTGCTTCTATCAGAACCAGAAGAAGACTGATCAATCTTTATGTGATAACTATCAATAGATGTTGTGTAATTTTCAATTTCGGTAGTCATTAAATTATGCTGTTTATTTATTCTTCTTAATGAGATTCCATTAAACTCATACTTAAACACCAGATCATTTAATTTGTGTGCGTCTGGGACAGAGTTATCTATTCCTCTTGTAATTCCAGTTAGTTCATTACCAGATATTCCAGTATATCTAATTACTTCAGAATTAATTAGCGCATATCCTGGATTTAATGTAGAAACACCCACATTTTCAAATGTTGAGAACTCCGAAGATGATACTAAAGTTATATTTGAAGTTGAAGTTGAAGAATAATTAGCAGAAAGTGATGTTGGAGTGATATCGCTCTCTACACCAGTGATTGAAACAATGTTGTTCTGAGAATACATTCCATGATTATTCTGAATAACTTTGATATGTAAACCATCTTCAATTGATTGTGAATTTATTACAAATCCACCACTAATGGTAGAACCAGCGGAAATTATTGAATTGGATGATGTATTTTCTGTATCTATTTTTCCTTGAATATTGTCAAGAATTAGAGAATTATATGAAGATATACCAGCAGTTGAGTCTACAGTTAAAATTAAGTTCTTTCCATATCCACCAGTTTGTGAATTAGTTGACAATGTTAATGTATCTCCTTCTTTATAACCAAATCCACCATCTGTAACTGATGCTATAGCGACAGAATTTTCATTGACATAAATTGTAACCTTGGCATTTTTTCCATAACCAGTCAATGACTGCAATTCTACATTTGTATAAGGTCCACCAGAAAAACCAGTCCCAACATTAGTTAAAGATAATGACGTTGAACCAATTCCTATAGAACCAACAACATCAATTAGTTTGGCAGTAAAATTGGAATTGCCATCTTGAGTTATTGTGTTTCCTTTAACTAAACTTAATAAATCAGAACCAGTTAAACTCTTTCCTAATCCAACTAAAGATGATCTAGAATAACTAACTATCGAATTTGCATCCAAAGATGAAATTTGATTGTTTCCTAATCCAAGAGATGGATTATAGAATCTCACCGTAGCAGGATTTAATGTAAAGTTTGCTCTATATAATGTAAATTTCAAGTCATCTAATGGACTTGGTTGCCAAGTTCCCCCATTTTGAGACTTATACAATGCACCTAAAGCTGGTTGTTGTGAAACGACAGAGGAAGAACTTACATCCGATTCTGTTATTCTAGAAATCCAAACGGAATATAGATCAGATGGGGATGTGATGACTATTGCATATGTTTTTCCTCCCTCCAAATACACTGGCGAATCAAAAACAAATGGAGTTGCTATAGAAGCATCATCAGAAACAGAAACCAAAGATGGTGATAGAATTTTTTCGGAGAAAGGTAAAACAATCGGAGAAGGAATACCTGCCTGAACTTGTCTAATCTGTAAAGATACAGGAATATTATTTGTATCTTTTGATTTAAAGAAAATATCACACTGTGTTAGATATACTCCATTAGGATCATTTACTTCAAATGTCTGAGCTAGTGGATCACTCCATCTATTTTTATCATCTTCAACTGATGGCTTTTCAATAGATAGATTTCTAAGTGAGAGTGAAGTTCCTTCTGTATTTCCTAATAAACCACCAGAAATAAAATTAACCTCTGCATAGCTGTCTGTAGAGGTATTAACTTGAGAGTTTGTTGAACTAGTTGTCAATACTAAAGTTTTAGTTCCAGTAGTAAAAGTTGGACTAGAAGGAGAAGATGGGTCGGGAATAAACAGTGATCCAATAAAATCACCATTGGAGTCGCTTATTATTCTTATATCAGTAATAGTTGCAGTTGCATTACTTGTTTCTCCAACTAAATTCATTCCAGTGGCAACAAATCCATAAAAATCAGAAATTAGTTGACTTCCAAGACTTGCAGTGTCTATATTTAATATAGAAGTTGTTCCAGAATATGAACTTGAAATTACTAATCCAGCATTATATGGATTATTAGAATAAGTCTCTGTTGGTTGGTTATATGGACCAAATTTATGATTTTGAGCAGCCAGTCGGAATCTAATAACTTTATTACCAAATTTTCCAGAAACAGTTTCACCTACAACAAATGTTCCTCCAGACATTTTAACTTCTAAAAGTTTTGGAATAATGTATGATTTTACATCAACATTATCAAAAAATGCATTAAATGAAGTATTTGGCTTTAATTTTCTAGAAACAATTTCTATATTTCTAGATCTCATTAATGTTTCTACTGAGTTTGAAATAATTTTATTGTCAGAATTATAAGTATTAGAATCACTTATTCCAAATTGTATTCCTTGTCTAGAATTTGATGATGCTAATATGGTAGTTTTGTTTGAAAAACTAATCTGCTCGGATTTGTTTGAGGAAGTATTATATTTTTCTACATTATATGCGGAATTTTTTACTGGTGTGGATTTATTGTTAGGGGAAAGAATGATTCCATTATTTAAATTGACCAATGAAGGTCCATTTGCAGACTCATTTGAACCAGCCCAATAAGTTTCCCAAGAATCCCAAACCAAAGGTGAAAAACCACTATCCTTTAATGAATCCAATTTTTCAAAATTATCATCCATTATTTTAACTGGTTGGTTTTGATATACCCAAGTATCGGAAGAAGGACTTAAATTGATAGAACCATACCAATTTTGAGTGTTTAGTGGATTTACACTTTCCGTTCTTGTTGCAAAGTTATTTTTCTGATATTCAACACTTTGATAATTTAAGGAAACAATATCTCCAGTTTTTTTAATATTTGCTGATCCTAAATCATTTACAAAGTTCAAATCTACACTTGGATTTGGCTCTTGATTTATACCTACTATAGATTCGGACCCAAGTATTAAATCAATAGAAGTAGTGTAATGTTGAGGTCTCAGTAAACCATTTGCAATATCAATACTTGACTTATAATCTGAAGTAAATGTATCACCACCATCCCAAGATTTGAAATTATCTACAAAAAATCCACACTTAAATCTGTCTAGACCAGTGCTAGAATCTCTTATTGTTAAATTTTGAGTATCTGTTTCCAGCAGAGATAATGATGTGTAATATTCTACATTAGAAATTCTTTCCTCTAATCTAGAAATATCTTTCATCGTATATCTTTTATGTTTTAACGATGATACTTTTGCATCAGAAATATCAAAAAGATATGATGGAAGATATATTGTGGCAACTTCCATACCCAAATCAGTATCATTTGGTGGAAGAGGTGTTAGAGAAGATACTCCTTTAGTTAGTGCAAAGGAACCATCTTTGGTCAGGAATAATTTATCAATTCTTGGCAAATAATACTCGTAAGAAAGTATTACAGACTTATCTGGTGAGAATATTTTTTCCGATGAATTTGTTAAACTCGTAAAAACTCTAGAAGAATATTCAAATGGTGATTTTGTACCGCTGTATGGTGAAACTCTGGGTCTTAAATCAATAATATCGGATACTCTTCTTCCATCGACTGAAGGAATATTTGAAGTATATCTTTCTGCATCATAAGAATTTACTGATACGAAATCCCCATCGTCTGCGGAATCAATTGTGTAATTATTATAAATTACTTTTATTTTTCTAGTTGGTGGTTGGACAGTTTGCTTTCTAATTATTCTGGAAAAATCTAAATACTCACTTCTTTGTCCGTCATCAAATACAAAAGATTTTTTAATACTTCTATCACCAGTTCCATAAGAATCAATTGTTGCCAAAATTCTTGATTCTTCTAGGATAATATTTTCTCCTGGATTAAATACTGAGTCGTTTAAATATACAAACTCAATTTTGCTTAATCCTACATTTGTATTAACCAAAACTGCTACTGCCCCACTTTCCTCACCTATTATTCTTTCCCCCCTAATTGCGTTTGAGAGGTTGGAATTTAAATTTATTAAAATTGCAAATGGTGTTTGTGGTTCAAATGTAGATGAAGATTCTATAATGTCAATTACCGATTCCACATCTGGAATATTTAATGATATTTCTTTATCTTGTACTCTTAAACCATATATGCTGCTATAAGTTAGACCATCATTTAAAGTTGTTTGCCCAATTCCAGAAGAAGGTGAAGAGGATCCAGAAATAGTTAAGGTGCCACATCTATTATAAATTTTCTTTCTTGTTTTTGCGTTTGTTTTCCTCCAAGTCACTGTCAATAAAGCAGAACCACTAGAAGCACTTAATCCACTAAGGGTCACAGTCTTTCCAAATACTGATATTTTTTGATCAGTTAATGATTCTACTACTCCTGTAGAAATGTAGGTTAAATTATAATCTTCTTCATCAAAAGGCTCTAGATTCAGTTCTCCATCAGTTTCTGGTAGCGTTCCATTGTATCCATTTCCACTAATTTGAATAGTATAAGATTTTCTGAAAACTACATTTGAATCCTTTAAATCCAATGAAGAAATATTGTCGTTATTTAAGTTAACATACAAGTATGAATTTAATGAATCTGATATGTTTATAGTTACTTTACTCAGATCACTAACAGCAATATCGGATTGTGGTAGACTACCATCACAAACGTTAGATATTGAAGGGACACTTTCTACATTTAATTGTTTTAAATTGCTATTAATTGAAATTACTCTGTTATATGTTGGTAATATTGCAGATGATTTGGTGTATGAAATAATATCTCCAACTTTCAATCCGTAAGCAAAATTTTCTTTTGCAGAGAAAATAGTTCCAAATCCAGATACTGTGGCACTATTTGTTAGAACTCTAATGCCATCTAAAATTGGATCGGCAGTAAATGAAGTGGAAACTCCAGATGACACTCCATAATTTGTAATTTGGTGAACATCAGACAAATCATAATCTTTTGTTGAAGTTATAGTTCTTCCATCTGGATTACCATTAATTAAAATCTGCTCCCCACTATAAAAGGACCCAGAAACTTGATAGAGAGATAATTCAGTTGATGCGGATACATTTGAAACCAAATAACCGAAAGCACCACTATTCTTCCCTTCAATACGAGATGGGGAAGACAATGTAATCTCTGTACTCAAAGTCAAATTAGTATAAGTTTGAACATCATAGAGAGATAATTCAAATTTAGTTGATTCATTTGTATATTCGGAAGACTTTAATTTTAAATTGTATACTCTAGCAACTCCAATTTCTGTTCCCGAAGAAATTCCAGCAGTAGAAGTCCTTTTATCATATAAACTAACCTGCGATGTAGATCCAAATCCAACAGGTAATGAACCATAAACATTATTAATTTCTATATTTCTTCCAACATTAAAAGGTAACGATTGATTTGATTTCTTTTCTGTATCTCTTGGTTTTTCGATATCAATTAAATTTGTTGATATTGTCTCAACTTCAAATCCAGATACATATGCTTTTCCTGGTCCAACAGAAATGCACATCAGATTGTCAGATGGAACATTTCCATTCTTTGTGATTTGCCCAGATTGATATATTCCATTATTGCCAACTAAATCATTGAGAGATTCTCTTAGATTTAAACTAAATGGTTTTATATAATAATCTCCAGATTCATCTTTTGTTCTTCTTGCAAATTCATCACGAATTTTTGAGTATTCTGTTTCTGATACAAATTTTTCTATAATGCCGTCATTTACTCTTAATAATTCAATAAAATCATCATCATTGAAATCAGTTACTGATTTTTTAATTAAAGTCAGAGTAATTCTTAGTCTATCTGCTCCAGGAGCAGAGAAATTGGAAAATCCTCTTGCGTTGTCATATAAATCATCATAATCATTAGAAGCAACTGCAATTTCTTCTGATACTAGCAATCCAACTCTATATGAAGGTGAATTTGTATATTGATCTAAAATTACAGATTGTTTTGGAACAGTTACAAAATAACCTCTAACAAAATATACTCCCTCCTCAATCTTCGCTGCCGATCCGGTAGCAACTGAAGATGAAATTAATGTAGTTGCAAAAGTAGTATTATTTCTAATTGTAGATAAAGCATAGTCTACATCTTCTAATGCAATTAGGTTTTCGCCATTAACAAAAGTTTTAGTGCTGAAATCAATATCACTTGAACTTTGATATTTTACATATAAAGTATAAACTCCTTGCTCAGATTGCGTATTTAATATATAATTTTCTACCTTCGCTACAACTCCACTAATTTCACCTTTTATTCTTTTTCCAATAAATTTATCAATATAGGCAGAAACTGGAATTCCTAGATGAGTATCATCTATTTTTACACAAGTATAATTTGAATCATATCCAATTTGGCCTGGTATAACTACCGATCCTTCTTTAAAGAAATGTTGTCCAAACTTTTCGATTTGATTTTGTAATATTGACTGGAGAGTTGTTAGTTCTCTAGATTGTATTGGAGTGCCAGGTTTAAATAATACCTTCTTATATCCTTTTTGAGGATCAAAATCATCAAAATAAGGTGAAACGTTTAAATTAGTATTTTGGGGCATTTTTCCTTAAAACTCCAATACGATTTTAATATCTTCTTTTTGACTGGCTGATCTTGGTATTGGTACTCTATTATCTATGTAAATAATCTCTCCAGATTTTTTATTAAATTCAGCAGAAGATATTCCAGATATGAAATTGCTTCCTAACTGGTATGTTCTATTATTTATTACGGTACTAACACCAGAAAAACCAGTATCTATACTTAAGTTTGAACCAGAAACTGCACCAGAGATTGTTAATGAACCACCCGATAATGTTGATGGACTAAAATCAACAATATTATAATTAACTCCAACAGTAGCAAGACCAACTGGTTGATAATATTTTAAAACACCAGTAATTGAATCCCAAGAAGCAACATATCCAATTGCTGTAATTCCTGTCCCGATTGTTTGACGTATTTCTGAATCAACTGCATAAGTTGTTAGAGTTGTTGCAGAACCTGTCAGTTTTAAAGAATTTAATCCAGAAACTTGAGACTTTACTAGTGGCTCAAAATTACTCCCTGCCACAGTTGGGTTTTTCAATATTCCAACTCTTGCAAAATCATTACCTAAAATTATGTCTGGGTCTGAAGAATTGGTCTCAAATCTAGAATAAATTAGAACTTTATTAGCACCTAACTCTCTATAAATGTCGTATCCGTGACCACCTTTTGGTGGAATAATAACTTCAAACTGTGCAATAGTTCCGTTATTGGATAATCTAGTTGGAATTCCAGGATAACCTGGGGTAAAGTTTATATATCCTTTAGTATATCCACTTCCACCATCTGTGATGAATATATCTGAAACTTTTCCAAATGAATCTATAGTAATTGTCGCTGTCCCTCCTGTGCCATCCCCAAGTATGGGAATGTTAGTAAAAACTGGGTCATTAATAGGTCCATAATTGGTTCCCCTATCTAAAATGTTTATCGCATCAATTTTTCCATCTATAGCATTATTTTTTATTGATATACTTTCTCCTTCTTCTCCCCAATTATCGGGAACTGGGACATATTCTATAGAATCAAATTTTATTATTTCTGCTGGCTTTATTGTATAAAGATATTTCCAAACATATCCATCACCACTTGTTCCTGCAGGTCTTGGTTCAAGGTCAACGAATTCTGGTTTATCAATAGATGGTCTTCCCCTTCTATTTTCTGGATTTGTTCCATTTTGTAAACAAATGTAAACTCTTAGGTCATCATTAATTACATAATAATTTGAGTTATATAAACTAGCAACATTAGTCACAGGACTTAAATTATACACTGTATAGTCGTGCTTATACATTTCATATATTTTTCCTGGTTCCCAATTAATCTTTCTGACAACTCTTCTAATATCTAATCCAGAGACTTTTCTCATTGCTATGATAGTCTCTTTAATGCTATTTTCCTCATCAAAACTATCTAAAGGAGGGGGAACATTAGATGACCAAGTTTCAGAACCTCCTGCTTGAGGAGAAGAACTATTTGGTTGACCAATAAAAACATAATAATTATTATTGGTATTACCAACTGATACTAAACTTTTTACAAAAGTTTCAGCATTCATTATTCTAAATTGATCAGATATAATTGCAGGCATTTTTAAAAAGACTTTTTTTTATTTATCTTCAAATTAAAGGACGAGTTCTATAAACATCTGCTGAAGTCGATAACCCAATTATACCATTCATATTATATGAATAAAATTCTTTAGGAGTCTCTCTTGACCTATTTTGGTATCCATATATCTTGCTCCAAGAATAACTACCATAATATTGTTCGGTGCCTATTCCCAAGATATTAACAATATCTTGATTTCCAGGAATTTTAGCAAATTTACATGTGACTGTGACAATTCCACTCGCAACATCAGGATCTGAAACTTCCTCAGCAACAAAAACTCCGTCTAGAGTAATTAAAGTTCTTTCAAATAAAATATATGAAGTAAGTATTCCAGTAACTTGAGATTGATTTGACAGAGTTAATGATGAAGAACCTATGGATGATATAGTAGTGTTTTCTGGCAGATAATTGACTTCGTAAGTTGATACTAAATCTCCAACTAATAGTCCAGTTGTATCAATTCCAGTGATAGATGTCCCAGAAAGAACTCCATTATTTATTGCTACTGGTATATTATTTGATGTTGTCATGCCAACGTATTCAATAACTCCATTAAATGTACTTATGCCAACCAAAGGATAATCAGAAATAACATTGCTATTATTAATTACGAAATAATCTCCAACTTCTATCTGACTGTATACTACTAGATCTCCAATTTCATTTCTAAAAGTATTCAAAGATGAATAACCAATCCCAGGTATTCCTAAAGATGATTGGTATGTAGAATTATCATAATATTCTGACTTTAAACTAAATTTTATGTAAGTAACTGCTGTTCCTACTGGTTCTACTTTAAGAATTGTACCAAAATCACCCTTAACCTTTACAGATTTTAATTTCTCTATATTATAAGTATTGGATTCTACTATTACTGGTGGATTTTCTAATTGCGAATATCCAAATCCCCCATTCACAACAGTTATTGATGCTATAGTAGAATCTGGATTAACTGTAGAAACTGCAGTGGCTCTATTGAAAACTGGTTCTGCATATATTATTGTTGATGCAGAACCAACTGCTACATATCTTCCAAAATCTCCCAAAGTTTGAACAAATACTAAATCATTAATTTTTTTATTCTGTAAAGTAGAGCGAAGAGACCAATTCAATAAATCAAACGAATAGTATAAATTCCCAGAATCATCTAGAACAACATAAAATTCATCGTAGTACTTTATCTTTAAAATATTATTAGACAAATTATTAGATACTCTTGACCAACTTTGCGGTTCAGATGCTACTAAAATTTCTCCATTATCACCTACTGCAATAAATCTACTTCCATCCCAAATAACATCGTTTAAATTTTGGACATTTGTTGGTTTATTAAAATTACCAACTATAGTCCAAGTTTCTCCAGTTAAAGAATATCTAATTATTCCAGTTTTTCCTACAGTGACAAAGAAATTATTATTATTTGCAACTGATTTCAAATCTCTATTATTTGTTGTAGATTTTTCAAAAAACTCAGTAAGACCAACGCCAGCAGATACGAATATTGGACAATAACCAATATTTGGTGAAATATCCCCAACAGCAACTGCAATATCTTTTGTTGGCATATATGATATTTTATTGAA